GGGGGCGATGACTGAAGAAGACGAAAAAGACTTAAAAGAGAGGCTAATTAAGCTTGCCCACGGGCCGAAGAAAAATGCTACATTCGTAGGAATAGAGTATGGCGAAGATTACTATCTCCAGTTAGAGAGGATTGAGGAAGAGCTTAGTTCTATCGCAGGGGCCCTTTGGGCCCTTTTTGGCCTTTTATCTTTGTACTTAATTGTAATTTCTTTTCGGGCAATATTTTTTTAAAAAAAGGGGTACTATATGACGAAACAAAAAAAATGGAAACGTGTCTGTATCGATCAGCAAGTTTTAAAAAAAATATTAAAATTTGAGGGATTGCTGGGGCACACGCCAAATCAAATTTTGGAATTTATTTTTGATCATGAGCTTGTTGATATGTTTAGTCTGCGGAAAATTTTAGAGAGAGAATACGCAGACTATCCGACAAGCAAACCGGAGGCTGGATAGAAGGTGAAAAAAACCTGTCCCAAGAAAATAATTGTTTTGTTTACGACGAGGCCAGGGTTTCCGGCAGGGCCGTGGTTTGCGACATGGCCAGGGTTTGCGGCGAGGCCTGGGTTTCCGAAGGGGCCGAGGTTTACGGCGATGCCGTGGTTTCCGGCAAGGCCGTGGTTTTCGAAGGGGAGGTACACCATGAAACGAGTAAAGGGACGAGATGACATTTGGGCCGAAGGCAAATACCAAATAGTGATGATGGACAGCAATGGCAAGAAGTCTAGATTTGCTATCTATACTCACGATGAAGAGACTTATCTTTTTAGAATATTGATTGAAGCTAAGGATGTTGATACGGCCAGGGCAATCTATGACAAATATGAGGAAGCATGGAAGAAAAAAGAAGAGGAGTGAGCAATGAAAAACCACGATGAGATCATGCACTGGGTAGGTAATATTTGGACGGCAGTCAACAAAGTGAAAAGAGATCAAGAAGACGTACTTGAAAAGTTGAGAAGCGCGGCCGAAGGTATAAATTTTGTCGCAGGATTACTTATTCTCATTACCATCATCAATATTGTAGTCTCAATCATCTTCTAGGAGTAACTATGCGCTGGTACGTGACTAAAAACAAACTGATCCTTCCGGCCGAACTCATGGCCATGCTTTTGGCCCTAAAGCGAGATCACGATAAGGCGTTGATCGACGGATACGATAAACACCGAATCAGAGATTTTTATCTCATCCGCTTTTTAGCAGAGACAGGCCTAAGAGTGAGCGAAGTGGCAAAACTAGTGGTGGGCGATTACCTGGATGGCACCATCACCGTCATCAACTCAAAGCACGGGGTCTCTCGCTCGGTGATTTTGGCCAAAACGACTATCGACATGATCGAACACTGGTTGCACTTAAAATCAACAGTCATGGCCGAACCCACTTCCCGAGAAGGGCCACTTTTCTGCGCTCATTCATGGCGGCCAATGGCAATCAGGACGATCAGAGAGAGAGTCAAGCAAGCCTGTCTTAAAGCAAAATTGAGAAGAGATATCTCATGCCACAGTTTCCGTCATCTTTATGCCACTACGTTAATGCAGATAGGTCAACCGATCACGTCAATCCGGGACAATCTAGGGCACTCCTCGATAGCCGTTACAGACGTTTACTCTCATTTAGTTGATGGCACGTTTAAAGATATTGAGTTCCCTTGGAACAAGAAGTAGACTGGCCCTCTGGGAGTCGGCCATGGCGAAAAACATTCTATTCTTTTTGTTACTTTCATGTTCAACTCATCCCTCAAGAAGTTGTTTTTTGGCCTCGGATGTCCCGGAAATATATCAATGCGAGTTTGGTGAATATATCTGTTTTGTAAACGATAAAGCGGGAATGACATGCGAGTATACAGGCCTTTTGCAAGAGGACGTTGAATGAATACACTAGAAGAGTTTTCGAAAATATATAGTGAAACAAAAATGGGGGAAACCATGACAGAGAAAAAAGTTCGAGTATCTTCCAACTACCATGCTGCAATCTTATATGTGGAAAATGGCGAGAAGAGATTTGCGACCATCGAGGCCGTTAAGAAATCAGAACTTTATAAAAGACTAAACGGATATACTTTTCCAGAGATTTTATTTTTGGCCAAAGGGCGCAAGCTGGCAATCCAACAGAGAATCGCTTATAAAGTTTGAATGATCTCTTGCACTAGATATCCGAATGAATCATTTTCCTAATTTCTTCACCGTGCTTTTCTTTATCATACCCAAATAAATCACAAATACCTCTGCAAAGTTTCTCTGGCCGCCAGGCACAAGGGAAAACCTGTAAATGCCTATCAGGCCATCCCAGCATATCTAAGGTCTCGGGATCGTGTCCGTGGATCTCTCCCCACTTACTGGGGCAGTTAGGACAGTGGTCGATATGCACTTCCATTTTTTACCTCTCAATCGAATCAGCGTTTTTTTCCATTGATTGATCTCTAAGTAAATCGCAATCAGCAATATCGCTGGGACCAAAAGAAATAAGTAGAAAATTGAACCAAACGTCACTTTTTTATCGCACTTAGTCATAAAATGCTATACACTACCATGAGGGGAGGTTTTTATGATCAAACAAGATTTACTCAGGAACGCCATTATGGCAATGCTGCTATCAGTCTTAATGGGATGCCCATTTGCTACCACTTCGTTTCACGCTCCACCGCAGAACAATTATTATTACAGCGACACTAGTAGATCATCCACTCCCACTTTTCAGCAATCGATGGACAAATGGAAAGGCCAGACTGATAGCTACATGAATGACGTGACTAAAAGCAAAACGCCTTCAGCTTATGAAATGCATATGTTGAAATTGAAACCATAGATGATCAACGCTTGTCCCACCATGGCTTTTCCGCAGGTTTTTCCGCAGGGTTTCCCGTAGGGTTTTTTATTTTCAATTGTTCGCAGATTTTAGCTCTCTCTTCTGCATTTCTCGCAAATATGTTCAAAAATCTATTGAGATAATCTACCGTTACAGGCGCTCTCCCTCTTTCAATTAGCGACAAATAACTTTCTTCAATTTTCATTTTTTTAGCAAACTGCCTCTGGTTGAGATTCCTGTCAAGTCTAAGTTTTATCATTTTGTTAGTTAACGTGTTAAAGCCCATTAAATATCTCCTATTTAAATTGAACCCTTGGCTATGGGGCGACTAGAATTGATGGGGGAAGTTCGATTTCATTACCTCTTTTTTTCCATAGATGCAAACAGTGGGGATGACAGTTTTTATATTCTGACTTCTTTGGATGGTATTGAACCACTGTCTCGTTATCATGCCAAAAAAGATTTTTTACCACGCACATTTCTTCCCAAGTGGGCGTCCTGGCCGGGAGAGAGACTGAAACGTGTTCCCATGGACCATGGCCGGAAGAAACGATCAGCAACTGAACTTCCTTCAAAGGATAAATAAACATCCCTCTTATTTTGTAAGAATCGGTAGTGCGATACGGCCCCTGTCTAACCCTATATTCGTTCAATAAGTCATTCTTTTCTCTCACCTTTGCCCTCATTGTTCGCTGAAACGTTCTTCGATCGCCCCGCTCATAATCTTGCGGATTAGTTCTTGTTTGCTCACTTTATATTTTTTGATCAAGTGATCACATTCACTTTGCAAAACGGCAAGATCTATTCGCAATGTTGTATATTTTCCTAGTGCATCTCTAATCGCTGCTATGCTTTTTCCTTTTTTTATTAACTGTGAAACAGACTTGATTGTTGCATTAGTCCCTACCCCTTTAGTCCACGCTTCGAAAAGGATTTCTTCTTCTTTTTTATTCAAGGCATACGAGTTTGCCGCATTAGTGAGCTTGACCGCCACCGATGATGGGATGGTCCCGTCTTTAAAATATTTTCTATCAGTCGAGAGGCAAATCCTGCTTTTAAATTTATCAGGGATGTTGTTAACAACATTGAGACACGATTTAACATACGATTGAGTGACGCCAACTCTTACTGCAACCTCTTTTGCAGTAAAACCTTCCTTCTCAATTAAAATATTCATGACCAGACCCTGCTCTAACAAAGACGTGTTTTTTGCCTGAATATTTTCAGAGAGGTTAATGATTAGCTGCTCCCCGTAGCTATCGATATCGATGACGTGGCAAGTGATTTTTTGTTTGTTCAATTTCTTTACAGCATTGTACCTGCGATAGCCAGCAACCAACAAATATTTATTCGGATCAACAAAATCTTTGGTCACGATGACGGGATGGAGCAGGCCTTTAGTTTTTATTGAATTCATCAGGGCGGCAAGGTCGCCTAAGTCTGCCCGATGATTCTCGCTTAAATTAATTTTTTTTAGATCTAGCTCAATAAAGTCTTGCATGTAAACTCCTTTCAAATAGCCATACTAAATGTTAAACCCATAGACAAGATAGATAACGTAGGAGGGACAGATGAAAGATAGAGGCAAGCTAGGATTTTTAGATAAAGAATCACGGGAAAAACTGTTAAAAATAATGTATATATAATGTATATATCAAGTTGTTAACAAAACTAAATAGATTGTAAATTCTACCTACCAGCTTAAACAAGCTTTGTTTAAAAAATAAATGATGAGAAAAATGATATGTACAATCATGTTACATTGTGTTACAATTATAGTATAATCAGTAAGGAGAGTGCAATGAATAACAATTATTTAACCGACGAAGAAAAAAAAGAATTAAGAAAATTAAAAACCGCAAAAACAAAAGCTGAGTACTCTCGTGTCTTCGATCATTTTTGTTTACCCCCACGAGACATTTTTGTTGAGTATAAACAAAAAACGTATATCAAGAAGGCCTGGCAGGCATTAAATAGATTTGGTTGGGGCAAATGGGAGGAACATAACAACTTGTATTTCTAAACAAAATCCAGAGCTAGACAAAGAAGAGTGTGATGAAACAAAAAAAATGGAAGCGTGTCTGCATAGACCAGCAAGTCCTAAAAAAGATATTAAAATTTGAGGGGTTGATCGGGCGCACACCAAATCAAATTTTGGAATTTATTTTTGGGCATGAATTGATCGATATGTTTTCTTTGCGCAAAATTTTGGAGAGAGAAGTCGCAGAGGAAACAAAAAGACAGCACTGATTTATTACTTGTGTGCCCATTTTGCTTTTCTTCTGATTTTAAACGTGCTGAACTAGAAAATTTATTGTATCTCAATGCTGTTTTGTCTGCGGATATAAACGACTTGATAAAAGAACGGCAAAAAAAGTAAGCCTAATTCTAGTGTAATTGCCCGTTATAACGTAGCTCTAACATAAGCTTAAGCTCTTCATTCAACTTTAATGTCGCAAGAAAAAAAGAGTGCATGGGGCTGAATTCGCTAGTTCTGCTCAATCTCTCCTTTAGTTCTATTTTTCTTGTTGAGACTAAGTGGTATAACGTGACAATCGGCCTCTTGTCCATTGCCTCTCCCTATGAGCAAACTCTTGCAGTCTTCCATTACTGCCTTAGCTGAATCGATTGAATTAACCATCCCGCCTACTCCACCAAAAGAGGCGACATCCACCAAAAAATTCTCTTGAGTTTCAGTGAGCGTCTCTTCCCTCCCTGGCATTTTAACTTCCATTGCAAAGAAAACTCCGCCAGCATAAAGGCCTAAAATGTCCGAGACTCCGGTCTTAAAATGTTTGGAATTATTCTTGCGGAAAATTCTTTTTTTAGGATCGTAAACCCCGACAGTGTTCTGTCTCCAAGCAAAGACAGGATAGTTAAGCGTAATAAAATCAAGGATTTCTCCGACAAGGTTAGTCTCATTGTAGGCCATCAGAACCCCTGTGGTGATAGTCCCTCTTGCCAAATCTTGGTCATCTTGCACGTATCGCAGATACGTAGGCCATTAACAGATTCAAAAGAGACGTTACATCGCAAGCAAGTCCTCTCTCGCTTATCTCTCCCCTTCCGTGGGGAAAGGTCGCACCCTCTGCATGTTGGGTCCTTTGCGTACTTGCTCACAAACGTAACGTCATTTCGGTTACAAAAAACGCATTCCACTACTTGCCAGTCTCAGGCGGGGTAGTTTGAGCGACTTTAGTTTGTTGCTGATTGGAAGCGAGTGAGGCCAAAAGCTGTGTAATCTGTGCGCCAAGGTCATTGCCAGAAATTAGCTTTAGCTGACTCATTGCTTGGGTCGGGTCAATCTCCACTAGGCCTTTGAGCGCAGAGGAGAGAACGGCCTCTCTTACAGCGTTGACCGAGCGTTGGTGAGCGACTGCATCCGCCATTGCAAGATTTAAGTAGAACGAAGCACCTTCGGATAAGTTTTTAAAGTTGGCGTTGGCCACTGCGTCTACGACTGGTTGCGCTAATGACATAAAAATCCCCTGTTAAGTTTATTTTTAGTGTAACTGCGCAAATAATTGATTTAAAGAGAAAATTACATTTTGACTGAAAAGAACCATTGAAAATATTTTTTCACTCGGATATTTAGGGCGGTAGAAAAAGCTCAGACCGTTTCACGGCAAATGAGTCAAGAACATCACCTCTCTTGGGTTGCATCCTTTTCCTGGGAGAGGTCTTTTTTTGAAATTATTTATCCCAGCAATGTTTTCAAATGCTCAAAGACCTTATCTAAATCTTTTACCGTATATCGGACAGGTGGATTACCCGGGGCCACTTCAATCCAAATTCGATCATGCCCACTTGTCACGGTAACGACCTTGACCCAGGCCTCTTTGTCTTTTTTCTGAAGTCTGACATTGAATAGCTCATCAGGCCAAAGATTGTTGTTTGAGTGAAGGTAATCAAATTTCAAACTTGCTAGCTTGAATAAAAATTCTTTGATTCTTGTCTCTTGTTCGCTCATAGTAATGTCCTCTTTATTGCTATTTTTTTGATCGTTCACACCATGGCGTTAGCTGCAATTCACCTTTCATCGATTTTAGAACTAGCTTGTTCATAATTCGTCCACACACGTAAGGTACACTCTGCGTATACCACCCAGGCGGGAACCAGGGATGTTTAAATCCCATGACGTGGACGTATTCATGGAAGAGCGTTCCAGCAGTAACAGCTTCACCGAACCTTGCCGACATGTTGGCCCCAAGGTGGAAAGTGTTGAGCATAACCCTTGCCGTTCCCATGACAGTCTTGGCCACTGTTTTTCTATTGCCATGAAAAAGGGAAAGAGAAACGTTCAACACCTCGTCCTCGAAAGCACTTGAACTATCCCGCCCTGAAACTATCATTTGGTAGATTTCTTTAGCAGACATATCTTTAGTGTGCTTAAAGTTGGCCGCCAGAATTTGATATTTGAAATCTTGAGAGGCAAGGACTTTGTTTGAATAGAAGACGCATCGATTTAAAAACTCTGTCTGTCTCGGCGTAAAATGAGATTCGAACTTGATTTTATATTCCATTCAAACTCTCCTCTGCTTTGACGATCTCGGAACTCATGCCGAACCAATCGGCCTTTTTGCTAATATCATCTTTTAGCGAATTGTAAATGTGATTTAACTTCTGGAACTCCTCGCTAGTGATGACATCTACATCGTGGCCGAGAAACTTTTCTACGTCCTCTTTAAGCACCTGCATTTTTTTAAAGGCCTCTAGCATCCTGGGTACTCTCTCTTGCAAATTAGAAATCTCAATCTTGCAAGCGTCCATTGCTAAATTCGTTACGTAGGAAGGGATGATCGACATAATGCAGGCCCTCTTACGTCTAGTAGCGAGGTTAGCGTTATTTTCATAAATGTCTCTTGGTTTAGTAAGCTTCCTAGTCCCTTGCTTGGTGTAAAGCTCATGTTGGACCCTGAATCTTTTCTTTTCACGATTATTTTTCTGTCTATCCCAGCAGTAGACTTCAATTAAAGTAGAGTGATCGTCTGATTCAATCTCTTCAATGCCTGTTTCAATATGCTTCCAGTGGCGAACGATCGCCTCCATTAAACGAATTGAAGGGCCATTGATGATCTCGCCTTTTCCCTTGGGATAGGCATAGATCGCCTCTTCTCGAAGCTGTTTATTGATTCTGCACTCTGCAATTATGTCATCTAAGCAGGCCTTTTCATCTCGGGGGAACTTTTGAGCAATGGCGATTTCGGCCTGAACTTCCGTTGTTTTTTTTAGATCATTCATTCAATCCCCTCATGCTCATATTCCACTAGTTTTCTATATTCCAAAGGCTTCCAATCATCTCCGTAACTAGTGGGCAGGCCTTGATCAAACTTTTCTTTTTCTATTTTGTATTTTTCAAAGACTTTTAAGACAGTTTTAGTCGCCTCTTCTCTCACTGCATCTGGCATAAAGATTAGGTTGATTTCAAAGGGATATCCTTTTTCAATCGCTACCCATCCAAACTGAGGAACTTTCTCCCCTGTAGCAAGCTCCACCCCTAAACAATACCAGGCCGCACTCCAGTGATACTTGCGCCTATAAACTTCACTTGAAAAACTGGCCCTGTGGACGAACAGAGCAGAGCTTTTTAGATCGATAATTGAATTAGTTTTAAGAAGTGCATCCGGCCTGCACTTGCATTTGAATCCGTCCATTTCCCAATAAATTGAGATTTCCTTCCGTGCATTTTCAAGGGATTTAACTAGTTTTGGTTTTGACTCTAGACTTTTTTTTATCCCCGTAAGCAAAAACATATCCTCTCGGCCTAGATATTCTTTGCCAGGAAACTTCCACCTGAACCACTCCCGTTCCCAGGTTGTGTGATCGATGGTTAGTGACGGGATTTTTTTGAAATCGAGATATTCCTTCCAGACTGCTCGACCTTCTTTGGTGTTACGTTTGGGGATTTCATCACTGTAACCAACATACTTTTTTTTAAAGAGATCTGGTTCGAGTATCATCTCATGAATCATGCGGCCTACCGCAAAATGGTTGGTTTCTGTTCTCTGTTTTTTTGATGCAATAAAACCGTCAAAGGATCTCTTCGCTAAAACCTTTAAATCAGACGATGATAACCCCTCTGAAGCGTGGTATTCGTCATTAGGGAGGTCTAGGTATATTCCTGCACCCATGTGGCACCCTCATAGTTGGAATGTAATCGTAGCGAGGTTTTTGTTTGATTGAAAAGATAAAATTGAAGAGGTGAAAGAGGGTCAGGGCACCACACCTGCCTTGGCCCCAAACTCAAGGAGTACCATGCGTAAACGTGACTAAGGTTTACGCAGAGCAAGGAGTAATCCAAGTATACATTTCGATAAAACACTTATCAAGGAGTTTTTTATGGCCGGAGAAATTGACTCGATCATCATTTTTCTTAATGTGATTGCTAAGGCCAGATTTTCCACTCAGAACATTCACACCAAAAAGTTAATTAATAAAGTGCTTAAGGAATATACTGCGCAAGAGATAAAAGAAGTTTTGAAGTTTAAATATGAAGACTGGGAAAATTCATCTTTTTCAAATGGCAAACCGGCACTAGCGTATTTTACGCCATCAACACTTTTTGCCTTTAGCAATTTCGAAAAATACTATCATGCGTATTCCATTCACAAGAAAAAAGGCCAAGCTGTAGAGAAGTTAATGGACTTTTTAAAAGTGGATGGCGATGAATCTCAAGGTGACCCACGATGAAAAGATTGCAGAAGAATACGAGAAGGATTTAAGGCGAGTTTACATTCAAAGCAATCTACCTTTTCTACAAGTGCATAACGGTCTCAGGCCTGGAAAACTCCACTTGGTTTTAGGGCCTACCCATACAGGCAAAACGACACTAGTTAGATCTTTGTTACATGACATCATGAATAACAATATCAAAATGAAAGTTCTAGTCTGGTTATCTGAAGAGACAAAGGCCGATTTTGAACAACAATTTTTTAAGACTCCCAAGATGGGGAAAAATTTTGACCATCTTTTAGTGGGACAAGAACCGGGAGATCTCATGGCCACACTCAAGACCCATCCCGATATCAATGTTTTGATCTACGACAACATCACGACTTCCAGACACTACAGCGGAACAAATTTTAATGACCAAGAACGTTTTGTCAGAGACCTGAAAAACTATTTTCAAAAAACGGGCATTGCGGGAATAGTGGTAGCACATACCGGATCACAAATAAAAACCAATCAGAAAAAACTAATTGAGATCGAGGACATCAGAGGAGGGAGATCAATTGCAAATCTTTCGGAGTTTGCTTACATCCTTCAGCGATGGATAGTCGATACTCGAATGACTGCCAACTGCCTTCGCATTGCAAAACATCGAGGATATGCGTTAACCGATGTCGTTTATAAATTTGGTCTAGATCGAGAAAATCTTATATACTCTCGCTTTGTTTCGGTAGATTATTTGGAGCTAAAAAACATTTTAAAAACAGTTTTTAATTTTTAGGTGGCCAAGATGAACGAAGTTAATTTAATAGGGAGATTAGGTCAAGACCCCGTTTTTAAAAAGTCTGAAAACGGAAGGGGTAATGATTGGATTTTATTGTCTATTTGCACTAACAAAAAAGAAAAGGACGGGACTGAAACTCCTGTCTGGCACGCTGTCTTTGTTTTTGGCAAAACATGCGACATAGTTAAAGACTGGAAAAAAGGGATGCAGGTTTACGTGAAAGGCGAACTTAATTATAAAAAAGTTTCAACCGGACAAGATAAATATGTAAGCTCTGCGTCGATAAGGGCCATATTAGTTGTGGGTGGACAAGAGGCAAGGACTAAAGAATTAAAAACCGAACAATTCGTTGCAGACGAATTACCGTTCTAACTAGAAAAAAATAGGGGAGATCTTTAGCGGTTTTAAGCCATTCTAGCAGAACCGTTGTAAAAATCTCCCCTAGGGTGTCCAAGAATAAATTTATAACTTCCCAAACAGAAAAAAGTCAAATAGTCTCAGAGGGAAATGTTGAAACAAGATAAAAATTACAAAAATTGCTGTACTGGAAGGACCGTTAAAAAGGACCACGGCCCGTGGGACAAGGGTGTCCAAAACTGTAAAGTTAGGAAGATTTTACTTATAAGCACCCCATGGTATCGTTTGATTAAGAGCCATGCGGAACGCCTTCCAGAGGCCTTGAAGGGCATACATAGGCCAAAGTACATAGGGTCATCCGTGACCCGGGGTTTTTTGCCGAAAGTTGTTGACGTAAGCAAAAGATCAGAGGGTTGGGCCGGGACGGAGTAACGACTCGTTCGGGGCGCATACCTTCCACCCTGCTTGGCGTAAATTACACACCAAGTAGAGTAGAGGTTTGTCCGGTTCCCAAAGCTTCCGATCTGTTCAAAGCGCATACGACAGCGCAGCACGTTAAGACATTCCGCTACATTCCCAGGTTTTGAGAGTAGATACAAAGAATGGATTTTGAATCTTTGATCGAATTATTGGAAGACGTAGAGAGAAGAAGAGAAGAGAAGGCGATCATGTTTAAAGAGAGGGAAAACTGGGCAGCGGCCAGGCCAGAGGACAAAAGGTTGTTACTTGAGGCCTATTTCTGGAAAATAGCGATGGACTACGATGAGGATACCCGTGAGTAAGAACGAGCGAGTCTTCAGAGAATTGCGGTTGGCACTAGAAAAGGTCTTGGCCGATAGGGATCGAGAGAAGAAGAATAGAAAATGGAAAGCAGCAAATACTAAGAAACCCACCTTTGTTCAGATGCGCATCAAAGGAATTCTCGACGATATGCAGCCTATCCAATTAACCCGTAGCGAAAAAGGAAGTCCCTCACGTCAAAGTTGGGACAGGTCTTCAGTTTAGTAAAGGCGTTATGGCCGTTAATCGAACCGTGATAAATCTTTGGATACCTGCGTTTAATGTTTCGCACAAGATCAGCTAGGCTATCGAATTGTTCAGCTTTAAAATCAGTGTTACCAAAGAGGCAGATGCCAATAGAGTTTTGGTTTTGACCTAAGCAGTGGGCACCAACGTCCGTCTCGCCTCTCCCTTTCCAGATTTCACCGCTAAAATCGATGAGGTAGTGATACCCAATATCCTTCCAACCTTTGCCTAGGTGATAGGCCTTAATTGCACTAATGGTTTGTTTTGGATTATCTATGGCCGTGCAATGAATTACAATCGAACTTATGTCTCTCAATAAACCCCTTCCTTGCGAATCGATTCTAGGGCACTTTCTGCGCGCCTAGAGAGGTCAATCTTTTTTCTGCAAGAGAATGACTGCGTCTAGCTTCCCTGAAAGGACGCTTAGCTCATCTAGCTTTGAGTCAAGCCTAGTTTCAATGTAATCGAGTCTCTTTTCAACGTTGGTTCCCTCCACCCGGGTGAAGACGAAGTTATGAACGTAGCTAAAAATGCTGATACAACCGACGAGCACCGCAATAAATGTGGTAGATGCCCAGAATTTTAGAAGTTTTTCTGTGTTTTCGGTCATTTCTTAAGATATTTTGCAATTTCAATCACGTCATCGACGATATCGGCAAACTGGGCAAGGATGGCAACACTTCGTTCGATGGTCGCTTCGAGGTTGTCATTCTTAAGATCGAACTCTTTTCTGGCAAAAACGACTAATTCATCCCGGTCGTGCTTATCGAGTTCCTTCAATTGTTGTACTAAGGCCTTTGAACGAAGCTTAATGAGTAAACTGACAAGAGGTTCGAGCTGGAAGGCAAGCTTTAGATAACCAAATAGGCCACGCTTAAACAGCAGGATCTCTAAAATACGGCCTCCCTCTGCCAGCATTCTGAGCAATATTTTTACATCCTCAACCCCATATAATCCGCCCATATCATCTCCCGTTTTTTCAAGTTGAAATCCATCTTTTAGAGTATCGATCAATCAACTTTTTTGCGCTATCCTGCACGGTATCATCCTCAATAAAATAGCGAGGAGAAATGGTTTTGTTTAGTTCATAAAAAGTATGAAGCCGCCTCTCCTGTGAAGAATCGAAAAACTCCCTTATATGCCTAAGTTGATCAGCGTCTATGCTGACAGGCCCATCCTTTGTTTCGTTTCGAGGTAGTAGTGTAAAATGTTTTTCGATCACCGTAGCACCTAAAAGCAAAGCGAGTTTCACCGGCACGTCCCAGTCAGCATTAAGTGGATCAGTGTGGTCAGAAAATCCCACCGGACATTTGAACTTGTCCATCATCCGAACCATTCGCATTAAACAAGAGTCTTCAGGTGTATGCGGGTAAACGGATACGCAATGGAGAAGGCCTTCCATGGGGTAGATAGGCCAAAGCTCATTCAGGGTTTTCCCTCCTGTAGAGGCAATAACTTTGAATCCAAGGGCCTTTAGTGTTTGCAGAAAAATAGGTGAATAGTTAGGACTGCCAATCTTTAACCACGTAAATCCACTCTCGTGAAGTTCACGCAAGTATTTAGTGGAATACACCGTGGTCATCGGAGTCATGTTTTTAGAGGTGACCTCTTTTACAAACCAAGCATGAGTAGGCCAATCGAGTTCGCATTGTTTTATCCGAGAGTAATCTTTATCAAATTCAGGAGTAAGATCATCGGCAAAAAACGATTGGATCTTGCAGGCGTGCGCTCCCGCATAGGCCGCTTTGACAATCATCTCTTTTAAAAGAGTCTTCTGTCCTAAATGGTTTTGACAAAATTCAGCTATGATCATTCAACCCCCATGGCCTGCATCGGTACGTTATCCAGTGGAGCGACTACTACACCGTTCTGGAGATTGTCCAAGATTTCTCGGGCATAGTATTCAAATATCTTGAAAAGATTTTTGTGGATTGCAATGTAATATTTCATGCGCTCATGGCCTAGCTTCATGGTGTTCTGAATGGTGTTGGCCTTATTCTCAGTAGTGAATAAATCGAGCTGACAGAGATCTAAAAGCAGGTTTGAGAAGGTGATGTCGGGGTAGAATCTAGTCTTATACTGATCGATCTGATCACACGAGGCCCTGTAAATTTCTCCCATCGAACTAGAGAGGGTGTCCACGTTCTTCCAAAATCCAGCAGGTTCCACATGGCACTTAAGCTGAGAGATGATCTTGTGTTCTTCCCTAATGGCCGTGGTTAGAGCATCGTCTAAGAAGAGAAAAAGCCTCTGGGTCTCTTTGAGGAAATCTTTGAGGTATTCAATATGCCTTGCCTTAGATTTTTCAAAGGCCAATTTCTCCGCATGACCTACCTCTTTAGCGTAGTCTTTAATTAATTTGGTCAAAGAATATTCACGCTTAAAGTATTTAGTTAGATCATTCCATGGTTTATATTCTGCACCGAAAATTTCTGCACCATTTTTAGAAGTGTTGAAAACCAAAGTTCCAGCTCTTTTCCCTTGGTATTTGACCAAGGCCTGAACATACTCGCAAAGACATCTATGCCAAATGGGAATAGTTGTGGCCTCATCGCCGCTATTTGTTTTGACTTTTGACCACTTGGGTTTTGATTTCTTTAAATCAAATTCTAGAACTGTCCCGCTAGCATGACTTTTTTCTCCGACGAAACATAGATCAATTCCGGTGAGAAAAATATTTTCACATCCTAAATTGAACGCTAGCTCAAGAGCAGCATTACAAGCAGAGACCCCTCCGTTAACTTCGGCATGTTCAAGTGCAGTCCATTTGCAAATGCCGTTATTCCTAAAGAGCATAAATTTTTCATCAAACAATTCGAAAAACTCTGGTGGTGTCCAAGGGTAGGCAGCATAGAAGACATCTTTGGTCATCTCTTTATCAACACCATCGAATATCTGGGTATACTTGCGCTCACACCTAACTACTATGTGTGGTCTAATGCCCTCTTGGGAAAGCCTTCGCAAAGCTGCATCACAAGCGATGATCAGACTTTTCTTATCGAGTTCATTTTCCTTGGCGTAAACTAAAAACTCTTCTAGCGATGGGCCTGCACCTACGATGATTGCCGGAACCTTGGGAAACTTGTTGTAGAGGCCGTTAATTTTGTAAGACTCAATTAAGTTCTTTTCGTTCCTGAGCGTTTGTAAGACTCTGGCGTAGCTATCCGCTGCACATCCCATAGAAGTGAACAGTTGTTTTACGGTATCAGTGATTATGTAGGTGTATTGACTTAGCTCTTCACTACTTCTGCGTTTACCAGGGCCGTAGAGGAATGGGTCGGCGATGATTTCAGGGGCCTGGCAGGTGGAAGGCCTTGACCCAAGTGAATTATTAAAGTCGCCAAAGATTTTAAAAAGAGTGGGAGCAAGCTCTGCAAAGGGTACTCCGATTAAAAAATCAAATCGCTTATCTTTCAAAAGGTCAGCTACATAGTGTCTGCGAATGGTTGCGTGGAAAACTCCAAGCTCTGGTTCAATGACGATTACATGCTTAACTAGTTTTTCAGTTTTTAAAATAAAGCGAATGATTGCGTCCGAGGCAAATCCCACAATAACTGTACAGACTGGGTTAAGCAGATTGGTGACTCTTACATCTTGATCGATGGGCGTAGGGATTTCAGGATGCGAGTTGAGGAGTGAAACTAACTCCTCGCTCAGTGCTTCCAGGTTCGCTCTGTAAACTCCCAGTAGAGGATCTGCTGGCCTTGATGAGGTTTGGTTTGAGGCTGTGCTGGGAATATCTTTTTTCACTGAAATGTTTGTCATAAAATTCTAACTCCCCTGGATAAGTTATAAATGTTTTTCTTTCGAACTTGCCCATGTTTCTAAAAATGGTCAAAACTCTCTTTGCCGAATCGCCTCGTCCATAGAGGAAACTGCGCTTATACTTTCTTGCCAAAGCGCAAATCCCCATGGCCCTTTCAAGTGCCACTGGGTCTGGTTTACAATCGATGACATTCCAACTTCTCTCTCTGATGGCCTGCCTCCCTCCAATATTGACAGCGGGAACGCCTATAAAGCTTGCCTCTCTAATTCCCACCGAGGAGTTACCGATGAGCACGTAGCAACCGGCCAGTTCTTTCAGAAAAACGAAGGGTTCCTGGTTTACGGCCTTTACAAGGCAAGGATATTTTTTTCTGGCCTCATCGAGATAATCAATTATTTTTTCTCTTCCTGGGTCAGGGTTAGGCCAATACCATTTAAGCCATGCAGAGTGTTTATTACAGAATGCGACCGCTGTCTCTAAGACGATCTTAGTCTCTTCAAATTGATCATTATTATCGGTCTGACTGTGAAAAAAACAGAGCACTTGTTTTTCAAGGCCTTTAAATCGAGAGATCTTGTAGCGAACAATTAGATCTAGACTGGGGCATCCTACATAGCGGACTCTTCGGTGTTCTTCACCCATTTTAATTACGTACTGTTTTGCTAGATGAGTGGCCACATAGTGGTAGTCACTGAGTTTAGTGATAGCATGCCTCACTCTTTCGTCGATGTTGCCAGTGATCTCTCCACCTTGGAAGTGAATCAAGGGGACGTTCTGGTAAGCGAGTGCCATAGCACAAGGGAGAGTTTCAAATCTATCTCCCACTACAAAGGCAGCGTCAAAATCGTGTTCAGCAATGTATTCACCAAGAAGGTGCATGATCAGAGCAGAGTGCTTTGTCATGCCTAAAAGCCCTTTTTCTAGAGGGGATGTCGCCACGCAATCGATATTAGTCTTAGGGTGTTCTAGTTTTATATGGTCGAGGATGTCCCCATACTTGCCATCTAAAATTGAACCAGCTAAGCAAACGTTCAGGACTGTTTCATCGTCATTCTCTAATGCCCAAATGACAGATTTAATTCTGGCATAGGTCGCACGGTTAAAAATGAAAATACAAATTCTTTTATGGCGATAACTCATTGATGGCCTTTGCTAAAAATAAGTCATACTGGTTGTCGATATTGACTGAACGTTCGAAGGGCATGACATAGGCCCCACATTTTTTTATGTAGAATGAATTTTTCTGCAAAACGGCCCTGGCCTTCGCTACATAAAAGCCGCCATTGCGGATGTAAACTCGCAAGAGGTCTTGCTTGTTTAAAAAATTGTAATGTCTCAGCGGGTAGAGTTCACTATTTTTAATGGTTCCCATGCGGTTAGGATGGTTAGAATTAACATCACTAACAGAAATGCAGGACTTGAATTTGCCTGAAGTTATAATGCGAAAGACTTCGATAAAATCTACATAGTTCCTAAAAGGAGATGTCGGTTGCAGCAACCAGACGTAAGAATTCTGAGGAATATCGTAATGGATGAGAACGTCTGCCACCACGTTGATCATCAAGGATTCGTCTTGGCATAAATCCTTGGGCCTCTCCCTGATAAGCAGACGCTTTTTATCTTTATTGTCATCCACTAGGGACTGGATATCTGTTGATAAAATAATTTTGTCAAAAAAGGAATGTTCGATTGCAGAATTAATTGCTCTCTGAGTAATGGTCTCATTTTTTTTGAGGAGGATTAGATTTTTGTTTTTGATTGATTTTGAATTCTCTCTGGCCGGTATAATCGCATAGTGTTTCATTCTTCTCCCCGACATAAACCAATTTATAGCCACGATCTAGCTTTTTGATCTTTCTCAAAAGGTAATTTCTAGCTGGAGTTTTTGGAGTAGTTTTCCCGTAGGGAGGGAAGTGCGACCTTGCTTTAATGATAGGGGCGATTTCTGGTTCAATCGTGTAGTGCTGATTGTAAAAAAACCCGGCATGATCACAAAGATCGGCCATCTGGTCGAGAGTAAAATACCAAAGATGTTGAGGACAAAAGGTAAAGCACTCCTTCCCTAGAGTTTTAACCACTTCAGAACCCATGTTAGGTACACAAATAAAGATTAACCCCTTATGATTCAAGGCCTCATAGCAAGCGTTCAAAAGGCCTAGCGGTTCTTTATAGTGTTCAAGTATTCCCCAAAGAGTGATGACATCGAATCTGCGCTTATTAGTGGTAAAAAATTCCTCGATACCCTTAAGCTTAGTTTCGGCCCCTAACTTTTTTGCGACCTCTAAGCTTTTGCGATGGGAGTCTACCCCTACTCTTTCGGCAACGTCTAAAAGGGAAAGGAAAAAACCGTTCCCGCATCCGATATCAAGAACGGATGAGGCCTTATGGTTATGGATAATTGATACGGCCTTTTGGAATTTAGCGGTCTGTTTTTTGTTTTGGTTTTCTTTTAGTTTAGACCATGTATCCATTGCTTTGGACTTTTGGTAGAAGGCCTCTAAGTACGAGTCCCCCGCCTGATTTCTGTTAAAGACAATCAAACATTCAGGACAGCGAACCACTTCCATCGATTCTTTTTGAAAAAGGTGGTGAGCAGGTGCATTGTGTTTATAGGGACATAGACTCTTTTCGAAAAAAGTTGAACCAAGAGAGTTGAAATATTGGTGAGTTTCAAACTCAAACCTAGAATATTGCATAGTCCTATTGAAAAGGTGAGCAAATGGGAAGTCAAGTCATTTTGAATATGGCCAGAAAAACTCCCGGGGATAAAAGTTTTTTCACCCGGTGGGAGAGTCTGGGTGTAGTCCATAAAACTCCTTTTTCGGTAGATCCTAAAATTGTAACTATTATTGTTACTGATCAATATATGCCCATCACCGAAAAACTTATGGAAAGGTTCCCGCAAGTTAAAGTCATCTGTTCGGCCACTACGGGAGAGAACCATCTTTTCAAAGGAGGCCCGCCAATCATCACGCTAAAAGGAGAAACAAGGTTCCTAGAGACTATATCCTCTACAGCGGAGCACACCCTTTATCTGCTCTTGAGACTTTATAAAGAGGTTCTGCCAACGCAAGAACTTCAGCACAAGACCATCGGACTAATTGGTTATGGCCGTATAGGCAAGCAGGTTTCTAAAATGTGCAAGGGCCTGCGGATGAACGTGATGACTTATGACAAGTGGTTTTACCATTCACCTCTCTATGATGTTTTTAACTACAGCGATATTGTCAGTATTCACTTATCCTTGAATGAAGAGACTGAACGGGGGGTAGATAACAAGTGTCTAAGTCTGATGTCTCCTCAATCGTGCTTTATCAATACTGCTAGGGCAGATATCGTGGACGAAGAATCGCTCTACGTTAAATTACAGATAGGGGCCATCGGTGCAGCGGCCTTGGACGTTACCAATATTCCTGAGAAATTTAACGCCCTTCCAAACGTAATCGTCACACCCCACATTGCAGGGAGGTCGATTGAAAGCAGGCTAAAAACAGATTTGTTTTTGATTGAAAAATTGAAAAGGTTTTTAAGGGTTTAGGGGTTAGACCCTTTGACTTCATAAAAGACCCTGATAGATGCAGTGGTTACAGCGGAGAAGTTCCCCGTGGCAGAGATCATGGAAAGAGCGATGGTTACAGCAGTGAGAGTAACATCGGTTATCGTCGCTTTTATTCTAGTATCGAGTGCCTCTGCTTTAGCAAAAAGAATTTTATGTTGTTTTTCTGCTAACGCAAAAGTGCGCTGAGTAGTGGGAGAACCATTGGCCGAAAAATAAACATCTCCGGTCTCTATTGATTGGTACAGTAGCTGAAACACTCCTGACTCTTCTCTGTGGTAAATACCTTCTAGCCTAGTTTGATAAGCTCTTGTTATTGTTTTATTCAACGTTGGGATATCACGTTCATCTAAACTTTTAATGAACGCAAATGGTTTAGTTGTCACGGTTGATTCTCATGGTCCGTATACCCTGAACCCTCTCAGCTTTCTCTCTGAATAGCTCAGTCATCTTTCTCATGGTTTTTACCGACGATCTCCCTTTCTTTATCTCTTGCAAATATTTATTGCAAATTTTCCTAACGAAGGGGTCGCCTCCGAAACAATAAAAGTCTGACGCTCTGGCCGTATTAGTTTCCTCTGCGATCTTTTTTATGGCCGATGATTGCTTCCATTTTTCTATGGATATTTTTAGAGATGGATCTGGTTCCAGTTTAATTAGACCCCAGCTCACCCTTAGAACTTTCTCCATAGTGGAGAGGTTTTCTTTTTGCAACATCCCCAAGACCGATTGAAAGCGTGAAGTCGCCAAGGCCCTAGAGAGGTGAAGCATATCGGGGTCACCGATAATCTTTTTGCGGTTTTTTGGATCTCTTTGCAATTTTAAAAATGATCTTACTTCGACGAAAGGGGACTTGATGAATTCTGGGATATCGTCTCTTTCAGTCATCTCAACAACACCTTTAAATTCATTCGCGTGATTGATCTTTTGAATATCACGATCTGTATAAAAATCTTTGCCCACCATTTTCTCTATCCCAACTCTAAGGATAGGGTTACTGCGTATAACCGATTCTCGGCCGCTAACGTCGAGTAACTCTAGCGCATCCTCGATCGGCAATCCAAAACCAGTATAGAAGTCCCCGAAAACTTTAGTGATGAGTTTATCCTTTGCCCATTCTGGAAGCTGTTCCCTTAGTTCCTGTTCATTAGGCCCTGCACTTTGAATAAGTTTTGTCTGAGCAGCGATCACTCCTGGGCGAGAGGTAAGCATCCTCGCTTGCAAGGCCAAGTTCTTTTTAGAGAAAGTATAGAAGGGTATTGCCAGCTTGGCCCTTCGCTCAAACTTAGTGATATCCCCATAGTTAAAAAGGGCATTGTTCACTTCCATGGCCGCGGCACGAGGGGAGAGACCTTTATTTCTCCAATGGAGATAATTCAGAAGACGTGCTTGGTTTTCAATATACGTCCCAAAGCGAGTGGGGTATTCAGCGGCCTTAGAAAAAGGGTGAGCATATTTTTGGAGCGTTTCACCCCAGGCAGTTTTTGCCAATTCGCTTGAAAGTTTTTCGCCACCAAGATCTGCTACATAGAGACCGTCTTTTAAAACGTTCCACTTAGTCGCTTCGTTTATCAGTGTTTGGCCTGAAAGCCTTTCTCCGATTTCTGTCCTAAAAACTTTGTGGAGCTTATTCCCCATATAGAGATCGTGGGCAAGCTTGTTGCCCTTGGGAGAAAAAGTAAAACCGCCGATCGATTGGGCGTTAAAAATAATATTCCCGTTAAAGTTCCTGGCATGGAATGAAGGGAAATAGACAGTGACTCCTTTCTTCCAAGCGTTGGTCGCACCCTCTAGCAGCGTGATAAAAGGGTTATCCTTTTCTGTTTTAGTGAGCATTTCATATTGCCGAACAAAATCCTTGTCGTAATATTTATAGCGTCTTGTCTCTTTTTCTAAAGCGTCGGTCATCGAGTCAGCGGAGTTTTTGAAGAGCTTCGAATTAGGTGGCCTAACTAACCTTGCATACCCTTGTTCAAAGGCATCGGCCTCATTTATAAACTCTTTTGCCAGCTTAGGACTCCCCATGTTTTTTCTTATGATCTGGCGATAAAATTCATCTTGCAGTTCCGCTTTTGATATTTGAGTGAGTCTTACTGCTAGAGCGTTAATAGGGTCATTAGTAAACATTTTTTGGGATTGTTCTGTTCTCTTTGTGAGAAATTTTCTCTCCGCTGGGCCTACCACGTTTTCAAGTTTCACTGACTCTGGGGATAAACCCTTTAATATTCTTGGGTACCAGTTTTTCAGTGGGTATCCATCCACTTCGAATATTCGAGATTTTTCCGCAAGTTCCTTGCCTAAACCTTTCCCTCTATATTTACCCTGCCCATACCACTGATCGATCTTGTTTTGTAGATTAGGCCCCTTAGTGGATTTTACGTAAACCTTCTCGCTAATTTCTGAAACTGTTTTCCCGATGCGATCAAACTCAAGGAGTTCCTCTTTGTTCAATCCCTGGAAAAAAGCTTGAGATTGTTTCCCAGCTTCCTCTTGCATCTGTCTAAACGCTTCCTGAGTTTTTTCCCAGTTAGAAGTGGCAACCGCCATATCAATCTGAGACCTAGTGTACTTACCTTTTACAAGGGGAGAGTCTATTGTTTTGTTTAGATCTTGGCCTGCATTGCGCACAACCCGCATGAGATCTTGAGGGATGCGGTTATTTGTGATGAAAAGGTCTTTAGTAAATTGAGTTGTTTTAGAAAACCCTTGTCCGATTCTAGATTCTCTCACTGATTTAGAAAATTGGGGGAGTCCTACGGCATTTACTATTTCAGTAACTTTTTCTCCGGTGACCACTGTTTTGCCAAAGAGAGAAATATCCGCTGCCTGGGTCAATGAAAAATTAACTAAAGGGATCTCTTTCCCGGCAAATGGGACTTCCAGTTTTGCCCCGCCCTTAGAGATAATGCTTTCTGGCAAATCAGCTACATCTTGAGACACATTCTTATAGACGTTTAGCTTATCGATTTCTCCAAAGCGTTTTGCTACCTGACCTTCCACATTCTTCAGTGTGTTTCTTGCAATATGAGACCGAGTGACATCGGTTATAGTCTGACCTCTGGCCTTCTTTGCCTCGATTATTGAGTCGGTCATTTTGTTGGCAAGGTTGTTAACTAGCGTTCTGCCTTCTTTAGTGAACGTTAACCCAGAGGCCCTGGTAAACATTTTTTTCGCAGCGGTTGAACCAAACGTCAAATACGTAGACGGGGACAGGCCAACTGACATAGCAAAACCCATCGATTTAGTAAAAGGATCGTTGGGTAGTCCAGACCTTAAAAGGTAGTTCGTATAAGTGTAATCTCCAAAATTCTCTAACTTATCGTAACCGTGGGCAGAGAATAATCCTTTTACGATAGCATGCTCATCTGCCCCTAGTGCGGTTAAAAAAGTTCTAGTAGCATCGTGATCGAAGGCCTCTTTAATTTTTTCTACTACTTTTTCAGTTTGCGCTTTTACTGGGTCAGGAATATATGCCCCCACCTTACCGGCCGCAACACCCGCTTTTTCGAACCCCTCGTCAACTAGACTATTATAAACTTTTCGAAGTGACCCAAATATTGAATCTCCGTAACTAGGTTTATCTACACCAACACTTACAGACCTCTCAACGTCTGCTAAAAATAACTCCCACTTTTTCTGTGTCTCAGTTTTAGAATCGAGAATTTTCCCTACTAAGGCCCCGCTCTCAACCTTGGTTGACTCCACTGGGGCAGGCCGTCCTTCCACCTCTGCTAAAAATTTTTCCCAAGCAAGACTTTGTTTCTTCTCTAATGGGGTTCCTAGTTTAGGCATCATCGCTCTGGCAAGATCACCTCTAACGTGGTCGGTACTAATTGAATCTTTTGAGACTTTCTCTTGAGGTTTTTCTTTAGGAGGGAGTTCTATCTTTATATGAGGATTTTCACGGTTGATCTCATTGACGAATTCTTCAAAAGTTTGCCCCACCTTAAGGCCCCATCATTAACGGAGACCTAGTTGAAAGCATCTTTTGTTTCAGTCTCTCTTTTAAATCATTTTTAGTTTTACTCTCGGGCAATTTCTCAATCTCTGTAAAAAGAGAGGCCTCCATCACTGGGTTGTGAACGCTAATACTTTCTACCCCGTCAAGTAAACGATCTGCACCTGGTATCCCTTCTTCTTTGGCCTTCCGTTTAATGGGGAGAATCTCCTCTTCTTTTTGCCTTTTAGTAATAAGCTTCGTACTTTCGCTATTAATGTTTTCTATGTTGGTATCAATCTCGACTAGAAGAGATTCTAAAGACTCTTTTTGTTTAGTCCTGACTTCTGGGGCTACCGCATCATTTAGCTCAAGTTCAGCTAAATCTTTTTTTATTTTTATTCTACTCTTTTGCAAATCAGAAACGCTGCGCTTGTTTTGGATCACGAGGTCATTGTCACGCTTGTATTCATGTTCCAAGGCATCCTGTGCCCTGTCGGCCCCATATTTTTTTTCAAGAGCAGACGTTTTGCGTTCAGATAAATCTAGCTTAGATTTAAAACGTTCGTCTTCTTTAAGCATCTCTTCTTTTTTTAAAGAAAGTTCATCCCTGCGATAACCAGATTGCAGTTCCAGTTCACGCTCTTTCAGCTCTAGCTCTTTGCGCTTTTCTAATCCCGAGGCAAGTCCCTCGGTGAACCCTTGGATGGCCGCTAAAATTCCGTAGGTGGCCGCCATTATCGACCTGCCTTGTTAACGGCCGTAGTTTGCCGCTGTGTGGCCCTATCGTTAAATTCAAAAACGCTCATTTCGCCTATCCCTTTAGCAGTGCCAGAAAGTGCCGAGATAATGGCCGCACGTTCATCCATTTTCATTTTAGAAAACTTAATATCTTTATCCATTTTAAGACCGCTCTTAAATATTTCCATTTTCAGCTCTCTGAACTTCTCTTCCATTTCAGACTTAAACTCTGCGGCCTGGGCCGTATCCACAATTCTAGAAGTACTGAGCAGGTTATCGATGGTCTCTGATATCTTAGCGTTCATAGCGGCAAACTCGGATTGGCCGATTATTTTTCCTCGAACTCTAAGTGCTTTTGGTTCGAACCCTAGGTTGGTGTCTTTATCTCTTCTCACGCCTAAACTGCGAGAACTCTTTTGAACAGTAGACTCAGCTTCAGAGTAATCATCCTGCAAACGTTGACCAAGTTCCGATGGGTTTATCATTGTTACTCCTAGTTCAAGCTCATTCCAAATATCCTAGCAGCACTACCTGCTAGGCCACCAATAGCACTTGCGGCCATCTGGGTCCGCTGAGATCTAAGCCCAGCTTGAGTTAACTCTATACTTAACTCTTGTTCTGATGCGGCCATTGCTAAATAATCACGTCTGGCCTGAGCACTATCGAGCTGAGTGGAAAGCCTCTCTAGCTGGGCAGTTCGTCTGCCTCTAGCGATGTTGGCCAAAGTATCGCTCTTCTGAGTTTTAAGGGCGAGTTCTTTTTCTTGTTGAGCTAGCTGCAATTCTCCCTTTGCCTGAAGCTTGGCAAGCTGCACGTCTTCTATTTGGCCCTGAGTAAAGCTAGACCTCAACATCCCTGTTTTTGCCTGACCTTCACCCACTTGTCTGGTTGCCTCCATGGCCTCAGCGTCTACACCTTCTAGCTCTCTTGATAACATCTCTTTAGTGATACCTATAGCTTGGCCAGTGGACTCTTCCAGTCCTTGAGCGTAGATGGCCTCTTCTCTGGCCGCTTCGTTTTCCACTCCTGCCAGTTGACCTTGCAAACTCCCTGCAAGCTGCGCCTCTAGCTGAGACTTCTGAAAAAGTTCTTTTGCCTTTTTCCTGTTTTCGGCAAAATCTGGTATGGGCATTAAGTGGTCTTTATCAAACCCGCCACCAAGACCGAGGCCAACTAAAGCGCCGAGACCTCCACCTAGTCCGTATCCGAGCAAGGTCCCACCTACAGGCCCTATTGTCCCGCTAACTGTCCTCTTTGCTTTTTTTAAAATACCCATTACATCCGCCCTATTGGTTTCGCTTGGATATCAAACCCTGTTAGTCGCCAGTCCTGATTGGCCATATAGTTAGAATAGCGTAAGGCCAAATGATTGCCAGTGGTACTTTGTTGAGGAGTAGACCGCATGTCGGTTTTTTTCACGATCTGAGTAGCTGCTCCCCAGCGGATGGTGTCCCAGCGAGAATTGGACGCATCCCAAGCAAATCCCCCCTCTAGCATAAGCAAACTTGAAAGGGTTGATTGGTTTACTCTCTTAAAATCTATAATATAGTTCAAGTCTAAATTGAAATTACCTTTTTCTGCAATCCTAGAGCGTATGTAAGTAAAAATTTTTAGAAGGTCATGGGCACCCATCTCATAGTCTTTACTGCGCCAATCACTCTCAATGGCAGCAATAGTGTAGGTGGAAGCACTGTTTGGAACGACTGAAAAATTTTGGTCAAGTGTTAAGACTGCGGAAGTGTTGCTGATAATCCTGCGCCTCTGTGTCTGACCTACCCCGGAAAGGATCTTGAGGTAGAGGCCTTGAAGTCCATCGCTGGCAGTAGGGAAATTCTGACCATTGTCAGTGAGAGTGCTAAGGGTCGCTGCTGAAACTGTCCCGTTAAAAGCTCTCTCAATGCCGTCATTTTTAAACTTCCCATCTTCAAATAGATACCCGTAGTAGTCGCCAAAAACGATGCGCTGACGGTCATCACTATCTAGGAAAGTAGAGAGGCAGCTAACTGTTCGGCCTGTGACGGGAGGTTGCCAAATCCCAAGTCTTACATCAAAGACTAGCCCTAGATTGTTCTGGTTAGAGCCCTCTTCTGGCAAATAGAGCTTATATTGGTTGCGCTCAAAATCGTACACCGCTTTAGCGTACTTGAGTTGGGATTGAGTCACGTTGCCTAAAAGCAAGTTATCAATATCTTTCGAAATGTGGCGAGGTTTATTCCCGTCAAAAATATAGACGCCTCGTTCTGATAGGAAAAAATGCAGATCTCCGTTAGACACTAAACTGTAGGGCGCATATAGGCCGATGTCGGAAGCGATCATCTCAAGGGCGTTAACGTCCCCAAGCTGAGGAGTGAACTTCCAGATTTCGTTTCTCAGATAAAAGATTATCTGCTCATTGAGCACCATCTGGTTTTGAATCTCCCCGCCACGGCCTGTACCTCCCACAAAGAATTCTTGGGTGAATCTATGAGGATTAGGAATACCATCAGTTCCGAACTCAGTTCTAACTACTTTGACAGGAGAATCGATATCGGTTGCGTCTACTACTCTTCCAGCATAGAGTCTCCGCTCATGTTCGAGAATAAAGCTAGCGATGGGAACTTGAGTAGCACTGGTTAAAGAGTCTACAAAAGAGGCCGTGCCAGAACCGTCCCACATAACCATACGGTTTACGCCATTGACGCCTACTATGATGTCCTTAGAGAGATCAGAGGGATCGGCAATCTGTTCAAACTGCCAAAAGGTATTGGAGTTATTAGTGAGGCCTGAAAGGATAATAGCAGCGGTGGAAGAGTTATAACGGTAGAGAGAATCTCCCGCTGCGACTACGTGGTAAGTAGAAGTAGTCCCAAGAGATTTAAAAAAAAAATGGCCAGTAAGAGGAACACCAGTGGAGGCCGAGGAGGCGGTGAGTTTGACGTTGAGGAGTTTCTCGCACCCCAAGCGTTGCTCAACATTATTGCCGGGAGTGTACTCGCAGTTTTGAGCATCGTTAGTTTCCCCTGGCATAAGATCGGCGTAAGTCGAGTTTGATTTAAACCCGCCTGAGAAGTTGGGGATGGTGACTGAAGGTGGATGAAGGAGTGCCATGTCACTGCCTTCTCATTGGGTATTTAAGATCAATTTCTCTTTTCTTTAGTCTAAATTCTGCAATCGCTACTTGATCATCGTTCATCAAGAGTTCTATAAATTTATCTGAATTAATGCCGTTAGAGGTATATTCTTTCGCCCTAAGATCAGAGGGATGCTCAACCACTTTTTCCATTTTAAGAACGTAGTCTTTACTGACTAGACCTTTTAAGTGGTATTGTGCTGCCCACTCCCTGCCGAGTTCCTCTGTTAAATACATAGCATCGTTTACTAATCTTTCTCCATCATACAATTTGCAACGATACATCTTTTCCTCTTAGATTTTAAAAATACAAAGGTATTGGTAGTTCGTGCTACCGACCAGTGAAGTGTTCCCCGCTGAACGGTTATGATCTATGGTAATATCCATGGTGTCACCTCGAATCATGTCGAGCACCCCTGAGATAGACACAATTTGGTAAAATGTTGCAGTAACTAAGATAGGAGTAATAAAAACATAAAAGCCCGCACCATTCTTGCGGATTGTAAGGTTTATACTATTGGTTGTAACCCAAGCATCGTTATTAAAAGTCTGTAAAGTAAAAATAAAATATCTACCAGATTTTGGGGCAGTCATAACCCCGGTAGAAGAGTTGTAAATGCCGGCATCGTCAACCACTTTGTCTTCGGTTATAACAACGTTTGTAGCTGACCCACCCGTCATAGTTTGCGCAGTATTCGAACGATAAATGGCGACAATATCTTTGCCCCGAATCAATTTTTCTAGATACGCTATTCTGGCCCCAAGGTTCATCTACGTCTCCGTTACTCGATCGACATACCCTGTAATTCGCAGCGTGGCCGAGTGAGTGCTAAAGGCCTTAAGGATAGTAGCAGTTACAGAACCGCTGCGGCCTAGAAGGAGCTGTCCGGTTAAGACTGGATAGGCAATCGCTCTGGCCGGTATTTCTTCTCTGAACAGGGTAGTAGAGGCCCCCCATTCGATAGTCATAAAGACTGATAACGTTAGGGTATTCCCTGCATAAATAAAAACACGGTCGAAAACGTTAGTGGCCGTTGGGCCGGTGTGGAGATTAACCGCTCCGGTGGTACCAGAGACAGCGATAGGGAGGCCGTCAGAGGACGAAGAGAGTGGGCGGATGACTACTGCCAGTGCCATTAAAAAACCTCCGCTATGCCTATGTAGGCCTCATACGATATATGGCTAAGGAGAATTTGTGCATCTCCGATATTGCCATCTTTAACCCCGGACGCTGCCAGGTTAGCTGAGTTGATATTCCCGTTCTGAAGGGTGTATATATCGTCAATAACCCGGTTCACGCTAGAGGCATAAGCGATTTCATCTGAAATTTCTGAATACGCTCTAGTGATGACCGCCATTACGGTAACCTATGATGACCTGCTACCGTCACCTTAAATTTGCCAAAGCTCATAGTCTGGCAAGCATGGCCAAGAAATCTTAAATATTTAAAACAGTTTTTGACCGCTGAGGTTATTACACCTGCCGAATTGGCAAGGGCACTGGGCACGGGCAAAGTTACAGTGTTTAAGGCCACAAAGTTGGGGGCCAAGGAAGCAGGACTACCAGTGCTGTTTAGTGCGGCCTCGCAAGTGATGTTTAAAAATGTGATGAGAGAGTGATCGTTTTGAAACTGCACCGAGAAATAATCGAACATCTCTACGTTAATCACTTTAGTTAAGACTGCGTTAGTGGTGACCACTGCCTCACCGGGAACGATTAATGTTCGATAACTCATACATTCACCCCTGTGCGCTTAACTGTTCTAGATTTTTGTGTCTGTCTTTGTTCTAACGTCTTTTTCATTCTATTTTTTCCCTTCTCATACATTTTCTCTGCCGTACTATCATCTGACTCACGGGAGAAATGTGCAAGGTGAACTACTCCCCAGACTATTACTCCATGCAGGTGTGGAGGCAAATCGCTTACACCCGTGGCAGCGGTTATGTCAGTGAGTTTTCTAACGAAGTAAAGCTGAACGGCACTGGCATTAGTAAAGTTGGGGGTGGCATCCAACACAAGGTAGTTCCCTCTTAGATAGTAACCTCCACCTCTCACCGCTGAGGCAGTGGCGATCAAGGGATACTGATCTCTTGAATTGATACTGATAGGTTCAATTTCAGTTGGGGGGTTAGATCTAGCGTCTTCCAACCGGATTACTTTTATGGTTCCTGATGGGAGCAAATATTCAGCGGTTCCGTTGACGATCGAGACAAACGTTGAGGTGACAAAATAACCTTCATCTAGAGATACGATCTCATCTTGCATTTCATCTTGAATTAAATTGAAGTAGTTGGCCAAAGTGGTGTCTTGCCAGTGCCCAGAGCTATTGTCCGGGAACGTTCTGGTAGCGTCCAAAGGAGCGTTGAGAAGTGCTCTCGCTCTATCTATAACTTCAATTAGTGTCATTTCCGTTTATAGTCATACGCCAGGGCATTAGCTCTAGACCTAGACATGAGTCTTGGAGTTCTCGACTGAATGTCAGGCCGTACCCAGTTTTGTCTGACCTTATCTCCCGGGTTATAGCGTTTTTTCTTATTACTTAATTTGTTAGTGTAAAAATTCCTTGTGGCCCTATAAGCATCTTTGGCAAAATCTCTGCAAGTAGAGTCGAGATCTTTTTTTTGCTTTATCTGGAAATCCATCCAGCGTTTATCCATTTCAAGAATAGACTGCCTAGGGCCGCCATGTTTCCAGGAGTCTGCTAAGTAAAGCCACCATAGGATGCGGTTATCCAGTTCGCAAAAAGTATTAGGCCGATCGGTATCGTAAGTCTTCTGCGTTATCGGAGTGACAAGCACTCTACCTACTACCTTCTTTCGCCAAAGTTCAAAATAACTCTTGCGATTATTCCAAACGATAAAAAGATAAGGGTCATAATTTTGAACCCTCTGAACTATTGTTCTATCAGGTGTCATCATGACCCTTATACTCCTATCTAGTCGCCTTGTGCTTTATAGGTGAATAGATCACATTAACCAAAACCTGAGACAGGACTTGGCATGTGGCCGAAACAGAGAACTCAATCACCGCCCCAGCGGTTAAGCTGTTGTTGGAGGAGGGCGTGATTCTATTTCGATCGTTGGCCGAGACCGCTACCGTATAGGAACCAAGCGTGTTATTTGATGCACCAAGGATTCTGGCCCTAATAGTATAAGTCTGAGAGTCGTTAAAGGTGTGCCCGCTCTTAGCGTAGAAATCAATGGAGTGGACTCTCACGTCCATAGGGGCAGCGAAGATGGGGACTTCCCGGGTAACTGTTAAGTCACCCAGGAAAGTTGAGGTCGCTCTCCTCATACCCGAAGCGTTGAAATCTATGTTCTTAATTCGTATCATCGCTCCCTCCCTTAGAAGTCTACTAAAATATCTCTAATCCAACATGCGCCACGGGGGTTATCGTCAATCCCGATGTTTTTATAACACGCGAGAAATGCTTCCCAAGCGTCTACACTAGAAACTCTGGAAAGGATGGCACCGTCTGCATCTGCCCAAGCAAAATCCGAAAGAGTGTAAGTTTTGATCACACTCTTCTTTAAAATCAAAAGAGCATTATAGGCCCCGTGCCTGTCACGGATCAAATCAATCCCGTTATAAGAAAGTTTTTTGCGGCCTGCATCGAAGTCCGCAGAGGTGTAACGTCTATCGGATGCGACCGACTCTAGGAAGGCCCTAACCGATCCGTGGTGTCCCCAAATAGTATCCGCTTCGAGACCCGATTCAGTAGAGATACGGTCGAAGGCAGTTTCCATCAAATGGGAGTCGATCACTCTAGCAACCCCTGAGTTTTCTAAAACTGAGGCGTTCCAGTTAGTGACAGTGGCACGGGAAATGTTCTGAACTGTGGCCGATTGGAAAGCGTTACTCGAAAAAATATTACTTTGGGTATACTCATCGAGCAATCCTTGCAACCCCATCAGCTCTAGACCTTGACCTCCGGCCCCTCGGTTGAAGACGAAAGTCTCGCACTGAGAAGCGTTGATGGTGGAAGCGGTTACAGTGACAGAGTCAGTAGTAGTCGCAGGGTTAGCTGAAATAGCAATAGTCGAAACTACCTGACTTGATGCTAGGGCAGTCGGGGATGCGATAGTTCCAAAATCAAGTGACATTCCACGATACAAAAATCGGGCCCCAGGTTGTCCAGGTTCGGCAAACCTATTATAGAGAGTCACGTTACTAGCACTGGCAACGGCCGCGGCCACTTGGGCAATACGACCGTCACCGTATCCGTGGAATTGGCGGCTTAAATCGTTCTTTAAGTCATCGACCATTCCTGCCATCTCAGAAGAGACCGCATTGATAAAAGCGTTGCCGTCGCCACTTTTAATTACAGGCCCAGACAATCTGATGACGCCATATTGATAGGTGGCACTGACTATGCAGTTGGCCCAAGCTTGGTTACTGTGGGTCGGCAAAGTGCCGTTTTCAGCTCTGGCCCCTACAGCGTTTGAGCGTCCTGTTTTAAATAGGGAGACCACTCGCCTGCCCGACCAAGGTTTTTGAGTTTCCTCTAGTTCTTTAAATCCGATAATTTCGTTATTGAGTAATGTTCGAGCACCCTCTTCGTAAAATTCCTTAAGGGCCGCATCGAAAGCACTTAGATCTAAGGCCATATTAAAATCCTCACTGTTGTTCTGCTAAAAATTGTCTTGCCAGTCTCCCGGCATCACTTATATTTTTCGGCCTTTCGGTCGAATTAATTTTGATGGAAGTTCCTCTTGCCACTGGGATCTTTTGCTGAGTAATGCGTTTTTTCTTCTCTTCTAAAATCGCTTTGATCTTGCTATTCACCCTCTCGGTTAATTCATTATGAGAGTGCTCAACAAGTTCCCTCAGCGTTGCTTTAGGCATAACCCTTCTCCATCCCAATACTGCATTTTTATCTGCATCAGGGAACTCACCGAGCAATCGCTCTAACTCCTGACTCTCAATCTGACCTCTCGTTTGGGCCACAACGTGATTTATCTGAGTTTTTAAAGAGTCGATCTCTTTTTTCAGTGACGAGACTTCATCTACTTCGTCTACAGTCTCATAGGGTTCTTCGCTTGCCTTTAGCTTTGCCTCGTACATCCTTGCCTGAGTTTGCATTTCACTCTCATATTTATTTTTTAGTTCATCTATTTGAGAGGAAAGATTTTTTCTTTCATCGTTCACTTCCTTAAACCTGTTATAGGGAACTTTCTTTCCCTCTTCTAACTGATCTAGATCTGTCTGATCTAGCTCTGGTTCTTTTGCTTTAACCTCTTTAACCACTTCTTTTGTAGGAACCGAGGTCTCAGCTTTAGGAGTAGGAACGATTTTAGTTTCAGGCGCAGATTTAGGCATAATACCAGCGGGCATAAAAATCCTTTTTGATAATAATGGTTTTACGTGATTTAACGTCGCTCACACGGGACGAGTGAGGATTTTTTAAATTAAAGACTCTCAATAGTTTCGAAAGTTCTTATTGATGAAATTATTCTGCATATTGCCAAGTAATGCAAGCTATAGTCCTGCACCTACTGGCTTTTGTGAACCGCTAGGAGTCCCCACCGCTGCTTGATTAGTTTCTTTGAGCGGTTCCCCTTGGTTGGGTAGAGACTTGACTAAAAAGCTCATGTGCTTTTGCAGGATGCTCAAGGCAAGCTCTTTCCTGGCAGGGATCAGTTTCAAGAATTCAGGTGTCTTAATCCACTCAGACAGAATCCTGAAAGAAGTCATGTGATCTGGACTGAACTCTGTAATGTCATCTGAAGGGTCATCACCCCTTTTAATTCTCAAAATTTCAAGCTGAGCGTATTCGTCCATCTTGGCATAGCTATCCATAAGAGAGTCTAAGGAATTGTTCCTGAGTGCTACCAAGAATTGCTGGGGGTCTTGAATGATACGTCTGTCCCAAAGGTTAAAAAGTAGCTGCCTTTTGGCCCCTCGCATATCTGGCATCATAGACTCGATATCGATCCGAACGTCAAAAGAATTTTTAAAATCCGCTGCACTTAGCCAAACGATACTGCCACTAGCGTCATCCCCGAGTAGTTTAATTTTTCTGGGCTCTATATATTCTTCCTTCATAATGATGAGTTGTTGCTGGGCCGTAATCTCCATGGATGATCTCAAGCGTCTGACCACCACCCCTAATGCTTCATCAGTTAATTCTGCCTCTGTTTCCATCGCTACCGAAGCTGTTAAGTTTTGGCCTGGGGACTGACTGAACTCTCGCTGTCCACCTACGTCCCTGAAATCGCCAATGAGTTCGTTATCCATCGCTTGGGCGTACATAGGTAGCGGGGCCATGGGGATCTGATAGGGAGCAGGTACGGCCGAGTTCCACTCTAAAACCTCGGCATCCTCATCAGTAATAGCTGAGTCGGGGACTTGACTGCCTCTGGCCAAGGCCCATTTCCCTACGGCCATTAGATAAACTTGGCGCAGTTTTTTGTTCTTGAGTTTGTTAATATTTTTTTGAATGGGGATAAGACGCTGAACAGTGGCATGACCCCAAAAATGCATTCCATCAATTTTCTCTCGAAAGATTGCGAAAGGATAGGCACTCTTGCCGGTATCGTGGGGATACTGACTTAGGTGACAAAGGTTATCACCTAAAACTGCGCAAATAACGCCCCTAGGATATTCCACGTTAGGCCTCATATACATGATCTTAACCAAGTACTCTTCAGTGAGCTTGCCTTTGGTTTTGGATTTAGTGATACCAACGCCTGTCCCTTGAGGTGAAGTTAGTCTCTCGATTAGTTTTTCATATTCAGTTTTTTCTCCGCAATTAACATCCTCAATATCAATGTGACTCCAATACTTTTTTACCTCAGTGGCCGGAAGCCACATCCGTTCAATAATCCAAGGTTGGTCATTGAGCCTTGGAATGGATTCGTTAGCGGGGATAATGGCAAAAGAGCTTAATGCTCTAGATGAAATCTCCCCTAAATAAACAAACGACTCCCTAGGCTCCCCTCCATCCATGATGATTTCATTATCAGGAGTGCTATCGATCTCGCTAAACCAGTCACCGGCAAAAGGGTCAAATAACGTTCGCATAAAAGAAGTTCCGGTGATGAGACCTAATAGAGTGTAGTAGTCATATTCCTCTTCCATCTCAATAGTCTCCCAAAGAGACCTCAACGCTTGGTCGGCATACTTAGCGGCCTGAACATCTTCTCTTGAGGGAGTGGATGGCATGGTTCTAGCAGTAGGCCGGTTCTTAGTTAGCTTGGCCTGCCTTGCTTCGACAAAAGCTGCGACACGATTAATGGTGATATCGATTTTCTGGTTAGGGTCAACGAACAATTTCCCCGAAGTCATGTGATAGCTGATACCGTGGTATCCGTGAAAATAGAGCAAGTTTAAGAGCCACTGGAACTCCCACTTCTTGCGAGCACTAAGGCCATCCTCATGACAAATATTGACGTACTTAACCCAATCCTCGGGGGATCTGGGAAGATCACCACTCTGATATTTTTTCAAAGCGGATAAATTCTTGTCTATAGAGAATGGCATAACTCACCTACAGGGAAAACTTATCTGGTACTTTTATCTTAGCTGTTCTTGAGGCCAAATCTAAACTGGCATACTCATCGTATGAACGGGCCATAATTCGGTCGAGAAGGTTCTTTCTTTCAAAATAACTGCGTATCTCGATAAACACAATGAGGCCGAGCAGGAATACTTGAACCATGTAGTCCATGGGATCTCCTAATAGTTGATAACGTTCCTTACTTTTCTGCTAGTAAATTTTTCTAGTTCTTTTTTTGCCTTCTCTTCTAGTTTGCCCAGGGGTTTTTTATCGGGTTCCGTGCTGGGTTTTATGTCGCTGGGGAAGGTTATTTGAATTTGAGACTTCAGAGCATCGAGCACATCATCATGCTTGAGGGAAGGATGACATCTAATCTGATGGATGAGGGCCTTATGGTCTCGCAAGAGAAATATTTTCTTTTGCTCAAAGAGTGGTTGTAAGGCCCTAATGCGCACATTCTTAGAAACTCTGTTATTAGTAACGAGTTCCTTGATGGGAAAATATTTTCCACGTTTATTCATCTCTTGCAAGAGAGAGTGTTTTAACATTTTCTCAAGAGCAAATTTCTCCATACCAAGAGACATAAAAGGTTGGTATTGATCATAAAGCTCAAAGATAAGATTTATTAAATCCGATGGTTCTATTCTGAGTTCAAGGGCCTCACGAATGTAATAGTTATTATAATAATCGACCCCATTCATAATAATACCAGAAAAGTCTGAACGCCTGTTCATGCCTACGGCCGGATCAATAGTGAGAAAATGGACGAGGCCTTCAGGGGGAGTCACGTAGAACTGCAAGTCGGATTCTTTAAAGGTAGAGAACGAACCAGTGTTGACACGATTTAGGTACTGCAATTGGTAAATGTATTCACCTTGTGTTTTCCTCTGTTGGTCGAGAAACTCTCGGGAGAGAACTTCTGGCATGGTTAGGTTTCCATCATCATCCTCGGCCTCTCTAACGAATGAATCAATCTGAGAATTTTCAGGTTCTTCTGGGTCAAGGAGCCAGGAATAAAGTTCAAAATGCGCCCAGCGAGTTCCAATAATGAGAATCTCCCCGCCTGGGTCGAGAATTGAAAGCAAAAGTTTATAATGATCGATGGTGCGATTAATCTGAACTTCATTTGCAATATTGCTCATAGAAACTACATCATCTAAAATGCAGAGATCTACGTGAGTCCCCACCTTAACAGATTTATCCAAACTTCCCGCCTGAACGGTTCCCTCCTTGCGGTGTTGAGTGCGAGACCTGACAGTGAACTCTTCGGCCTTCCACGAACCCTTATTCACCTGATCTCCGAATAAGGCCCTCAGGCGAGGGTTGGATTCGAAGTGCCCTCTAATCTCCCTTACGTAGCGACAGGCGTTTACTTGGGTCTCAGACGAAATCAGAATCCTAATATTGGGGTTTTGAACAATTCGCTGAATGGAATAGGCGATAGTTATGTGGGAAGATTTAAAACTGCCTCTCGGGCTGAGTATCAACTTTTTCTTCTTAGAAGACTTTGCCAGAAAATCACTCATCTCTTGGTGAGGGTTAGGACGAATCTTATTAAACCCGCAAATCTTTTTAGAGAAGAAATAGTGATCAGTTAGAGCACGATGTTTTAGTTTAAGAAGTTCCTCATTCATGCGAATAGAGTCTCCTCATTCATACGAATAGAAGTTCCTTCATTCATTTGAGAAGAGTTCCATCAGAGTGGATTCTTTATCAACATCTAGAGGAGGCCGAGCTTCTGCCGCTCTAATGATTCCGTAGGATAGTTCTAAGGCCCTTAATCGCACTAGATGATTTGGGACCTCATCGAGAATCTCCCCGGTTCTACGGCAACGAATAGGGGACATGGCCTCAAGACATTCCTTTAGCCGAGTGGCGAGATCGAGGGCGGTGATACCTACTGCCTCTAGTGCAACCTTTGCCGTGACAGGGGCAGAACTTTGGTTCATCTGGGGGACACTAATCTCTGTGGCCGCTTTTTCCCAAGACCCGGTTGCCACTAATTTTTTAATGAACTGCCGCTGCCATCCTGACAGCGCATCGAACTCCTGAGCAAACGTTTCACCCATAAGCTCAGAGGCCATTGGTGGACGCTCAAACACCTTCTTTAGTTCAGGTTTTTTTGGTGGAGAACGTTTTGCTGGGAGAGGTGCTTTAAACTCCTCAAATATCACTTGGCCTCTTTTGGAAGCTTTTTGAGTAGGGCCTCTTTTTCCTCAATCTTTTTTTTCAGCTCTAAAAGTTTCTCTCCCTGGGTCGGTATCCCTAATCTCTTCATGATGGCCAAAGACACTTCTCGCTTCCGTTTGAATCTTGAGTGTTCCACTCTCTCCCCTTTGATAATGTTCTAAAAGTATTTCTTTGCGTATTCTATTATACAACCTGTTTTTAGTGGATTTAAGAGCACTCTTAAGTATCCAGCTAAACTGCACAATATCCACAATGGCCGCAATAAGCATAAGAATGACTCCGGCCTTTTCAAGACCCTTGAGTTCAGTCCACATCCAAATTCATCCTGCGCCTTAATTTCTTAACC